GGCGCTCAGGAAGCGCTGCCAGGCTTTGATCGAAAGCGTCGAGGAGAGCCTCGGTGGGCTTGCGGTGGGGCCTGTGCAGTTGCGCGCGGAATGTGGTTCGGCCTTCTTTGCCGAACTGGTCGCCCATAAGGAGATCCGGGAGACCTATCTCAACACGGCCGCTGCCAATGAGTTGCGGGGCAGGGCGGTGGATGAGTTCACCTTTGGTGGCATCACCTTCCGCCGCTATGGGGGCAGTGCCACGATCGGTGTGCCGACGGACAAGGCTTACTTTTATCCTCAGGGCATTGAGGGGCTTTTTGAGATCTACTTTGCCCCGGCCGATACCTTTGAGACGGTCAATACGATTGGGTTGCCGCTTTATGCGCGCATGATCCCCGATCGTGACCGCGATGAATGGGTCCGCCTTGAGATCGAGAGCAACCCCCTGCCGATCTGCACCCGTCCACAGGTCCTGCGCGCGGGCCGGCGGACCTGATGACGGCCTTCGCGGATGCGCTGGATGTGCTTTTTGCGGATAAGAACATCGCCGTTGAAATCTGGTATCGTGACGGGGCAGGGGCCTTCACACGGGCGCGGGGCATCCTGCGTCGCCCTGACGAAATCACGGAGTTTGGCGCGGCGCGGCTTCTCTCAGATACCACCCGGATCGACGTCCGGGTGGCAGACATCCCCAATCCCCGACCGCAGGAGCAGGTCCTGATCGGGGATGAGACATTTTTGATTGAGGGTGAGCCGCGCCGAGATCGGGAGCGGCTCATCTGGACGATGACCCTCTGCCCTGCGTGAGTTGCGATGCACCTGAGCCTCAACATTGATCCTGACATTGTGGCGCTCATGCGGGAAGAGATTGCCACCGGCGAGCGTGCGGTGTGGACAGCGATCCGCGAAGCCGGTACGCGCCTGAAGTCAGCTTGGCGCGGTCAGATTACGGGTGCGGGGCTTGGTACCAGGTTGGCGCGCAGCATTCGGTCTGAGCAATATCCAAAGGGCAAACCCAGTCTGAACGCGGCGGCACTGGTCTGGTCGAAGGCCCCGGTGATCATTGGGGCGCACAATACAGGGCCATTGATCCGCTCGAAGGACGGCTTTTGGCTCGCGATCCCAACGTCTGCGGCTGGTAGATCCGCCCGCGGCGGCCGGCTCTCCCCTGGCGAATGGGAACGCCGCACCGGCTTGAGGTTGCGCTTTATCTATCGACGCCGGGGGCCGAGCCTCTTGGTGGCTGAGGGGCGGCTCAACACCAAAGGCCGTGCTGTGGCGTCGCGTTCCAAGACCGGTCGAGGCCTCCTGACGGCACCAATCTTTTTGCTCGTGCCGCAGGTGCGGCTGGAGAAGCGGTTCAATTTGGCCGCCGCCGCTGAGGCGGAGTTGGGACGCGTGCCGGGAGCGATTGTGGCAAGCTGGGTGTAAGGTCAATGGTGAAGGGCGATGGCAAGGTGGGTCGACAGCTCAAGCCTTATGGCATATATTGCCAATGCAGGTGCGGGAGGCAGCTATGGGTACTCGAAACGTTGTGTTGACCGACAGCCAGTCCGTGCTGATCGATCAGCTGGTGGCTTCAGGGCGATATCAAAACGCTTCTGAAGCTTTGCGCGCGGGCTTGCGTCTTCTTGAGCGTGAAGAGGCTGAGCTTGGCGCACTTCGTGACCGGCTATCGTCCGGTCTCTCGCAGGCGCGCCACGGTGAATTGGCACAGGGCAGTGGCGAAGAGGCCATTCGGCGCGCATTTGCATCCGCGCGCGCCAAAAACTAATGCCAAAACCTTGGCGTCTTACGCGCCAGGCCGGCGCCTCCCTCGAAGAGATCGCGCTCTGGACTGCAGAGACATTTGGGCCTTTGCAAGCTGCAGCCTATGAAGAGGATCTGATTGCTCGCTGTGCTGCGATTGCGGCCGGTGTTGCCATCTCGCAGGATTGTCGCAAGCTGATCGACCCTGATTTGCCAGAGGACTTGCGCTTCACGCGTGCAGGCCAGCACTTCGTCGTGTTTGTCGAGTACCCTGAGCAGATCGTCATCATCGACGTGCTGCACAGCCGAAGTGATGTGGCGCGACGTCTTTTGGGGCTTGGACCCGGTACGTCGAAGTACGATTAAACTTCCGGGCTCTGTCCCGGAACAGCGGGGCCACAATGCCGACAGCCCGAGAAACCATTCTCACCGCCTTGGCGGATGCCTTGCGCACGATTCCGCATGTACCTGTTTTGCGGGGCGAGATCTTGCCGGAGCGCATCCCACCTGCAGGGCTGATGATCTTGCGCGATGGCAATCCTGGTGAGCCGGAGGTCACACTGTCCCCGCTGCGCTATCACTACCAGCACCGGGCTGAACTCGAGGTGATCGTGCAGAGCAGTACAGCGCGTGACACCCTGTTCGATACACTTGCAGCGCAGGTGGGCGCGGTAATCTCCGCTGACCGAACCCTGAGGGGTTCTTGCGACTGGGTCGAGCCGGCGGCACCTGAGCCTGTCGATCTCGCCGTTGACGGGGCAGCCAGCCTAAAGGCAGCCGTTGTGCCCATCATCCTACATTACTCGCTGGCCGATCCACTTGGCTGAGCGGGTTCTGGGGGCGGGGTTATCATCCTCAGATGGCCCTCGATCATTGCGCCGGCTTCCACGGCCAGTTTGGTGTAATGAACTGAGCCGTTGATTTGACCGGAATGGGCAACGCGGACATCCTCTGCGATGACTGCGCCAACAACGACGCCTTCAATCGTTGCCTGCTTGGCCTCGATGTCGCCCTTTACATTGGCCCAGTGCTCAATCGTCACGATCTCGCCGGTGATGTTGCCGACAACACGCGCTTGAACCACCAAGGGGCCTCTGCTGGTAATATCACCCGTGACTTCGAGATCCGGTGCGAGGACGGATGGTTTTGCCGTTGTTGGTGTGGGTGGGGTCATTCGAGGTCTACCTTCGGGTCGTGTCTACACCTTAGGTGCGTTGGCTCAGCATTTGGCCCAGCATTTGGCCCAGCATGAATTGCCTCTGCACCATATGCAATTGCTTCTCCTCTAACCAAAATCCGCTGAAAAGGATACCAAAATGGCACGAGCCCATGGGGCGCGGGCGCAAATGGCGCTGGCGTTTGAGACTGTTTATGGCACTGCGCCCACCACCGGATTCCGCATGGTGCCCTTTGCCAGCACCACGCTTGGGTCCGAGCAGCCCTTGATTGCCTCGGAGCTCTTGGGCCAGGGGCGCGACCCGCTAGCCCCGATTAAGGATTCAGTCACAGCTGATGGCGATGTCGTGGTGCCGATCGATGTTGAGAACTTTGGCCTCTGGTTGAAGGCGGCCTTTGGAGGTCCCACGACCACTGGCACGACACCGAAGACCCACACGTTCCAGTCGGGCAACTGGTCGCTTCCAAGCATGGCGATCGAGACGGGCATGCCGGAGGTGCCGCGCTATGCGATGTACACGGGCTGCGTTTGCGATCAGCTAAGCTGGCAGATGTCACGGTCAGGGCTTCTGACCGCAACCGCGCGGCTGGTGGCGCAAGGGGAGAGCGCCGCCGCTGCAACGGCTGCAGGTACGACCACGGCTCTGGCGCAGCAGCGCTTTGGCCACTTCAACGGATCCATTACCCGCAACGGGACGCCGCTCGGCAATGTCATCTCGGCGGAGGTCACCTATTCCAACGGGCTCGATCGGATCGAGACCATCCGCGCTGACGGCAAGATCGAGGGCGCTGATCCCGGCATGGCGTCCCTGACCGGGCGGATGGAGGTTCGCTTTGCCGACACCGCCCTCATCACCCAAGCATTGGATGGCACGCCTTGTGAGTTGGTCTTTGCCTATAGCCTTGGGGCAAGTGCCAGCTTCACCTTCACGGCCCATGCTGTCTACCTGCCGCGCCCCCGGATCGAAATCCCCGGGCCACAGGGCATTCAGGCGACCTTTGAGTGGCAGGCGGCCAAAGCCGCAAGTCCCGCGCGCCTCTGTACCGCCGTCCTCGTCAACACTGTCGTTTCTTACTGAGAGACCAAAACATGCTGACCCTTGATCTGACCAACGCACCCTTTTGGTGCGCGCTCATCCCCGATGTGCGCGTAAAACTCCGCCCGCTCACCACGGCGCTGATGGTGGCCGCACGCAGCGACCCCGCGATTGCCGACCTGCCCAAAGAGGCGAGGACGGAGGAGGCTGCACTGGCGATGGCCAAGGCGCTTGCGCGATCCGCCATCCTTGACTGGGAGGGGATTGGGGATGCCGAGGGCGAGCCATTGCCAGTAAGCCCTGATGCCATCGACGCGCTTTTGGATATCTGGCCGATTTTTGAGGCCTTCCAAAGCCTATATGTCGCGAAGGGCCTGCTCTTGGACGCGGAAAAAAACGCCTCATCGCCCGTGCCGAGTGGGAGTTCGGCGGGGGCGACAGCTACTGCGCAGCCTGTGGATCCGTCTGCCCAGACTGCCCTGCACGACTGAACCAGCCGCTCACACTTGAGGGTTGGCAGGTCTGGGACCTAGTCAGCCGCCTTGGGGGTCAGTTGCGCATCGTTCCCGGCGTGGTGATCGGTTGGGACATGAACGCGGCCTTTGCGCTTGGTGCGGCCTTAGGTGTGCCGGACCCCGCTATCGCAGAACTCTTGCCCGCCATCGAGGCGGTGATGGTGCGCTGCGTCAATGCGCAGATCGCCGCAAACCACGACTGACCTTCATCAACAGGACCTGTCCTCGCAATGGCCGAAAAACGCATCTCTGTCCGGCTTGCCGCGGTCGGCGGGCGACAGGTCCGCGCCGAGCTTGAAGGCATCGGCGAGGCCGGCACCAAGGGCTTCGGTCGGCTGTCTTCAGAAATGGAGCGGGCGAACGCGCGCCTTGCGGGTTTTGCGTCCAAGGCCGGGATTGCGCTTGCGGCGATGACTGCCGCAGCGGCGGCGGCCGGTGTGGCGATGATCCGTTCGGGTCTCGACACGATCGGCGCGCAGGCTGACATGGCGGCTTCGCTCAAGACATCGGTGGAGAGCCTTCAGGTTCTAACCTTGGCGGGCGAATTGGCCGGGGTCTCACTGGGCGAGATCGAACAGGC